CCTGTAAACGGATCACCATCTAGTGTTAAGGTACCATCACTTTCTAATACAAATTCGTGATCATCTTTGACTAATTTGTTACTGGATCTAACTTCACTCCCAGCATCGCTATCTTCTGGATCGTCTTCTTCGTCGTCTTCACCTGCCCTAACAACTTTAGTAACTGCTAGTTTACCAGCAACGTTTGATAATTTAACATCGCCGATATAGATTGATCCGTTAGATACAAATAGTTCTTTCCATTTAAAACTTGGACTACCTAATGTATATCCTGTAGATCCGTCGCTGTCAATTGATGGTAATATATCTTGTGATACGCTTGATAAGTTATTATCAATGGTAATAGTATCTGTGCTAGCATTAGTAGTAATATCAATGTTTTCACCTGCTACTAATGTTAATGTATCGGTTGAACTGTCTGCAACAACACTTGATTGTGTAGCTACAGAAATAGTTTTAAAACTATCTGATGATGCACTGGCAACAATACTTCCAGCAACACTCGACGGAATTGTACAATAGACGCTTTTGCCGCCTGCAGGGAAATCTACTAGAGATCCGCTGTTTGAAGAATCAATAACAGTATCTCTAGATAATGTTGTTCCAGATGAGGTGTATATGCCACGGCCAACTTCCCAGTTTCCTGCGTGGTCTTCGATACCATAATAACATTCGTTGCCGTCACCTATTGCTTCAAATGATTGGAAGCCGGGTGTTACTGCATCTAAGGTAAATGCACCGGTTCCTGTGGTATATGCTCGTACTTTAACTCTATCGGCAAAAACTATGGCCATTACGTATCTCCAATTCGATACGTATATTTACCGCTATTTGATATTAGTTGGCGAAGCCAAAATAAACTGTAACGTACTTTCCTGTAGGTACAGGGCTGGTAAATCTAATAACAGTATTTCCCGATATCAAATTGAAGTTAGTCACGCTAATTTGCATAACGTTTTCAACTAATACTATAATATTATCTGCACTCGAAGGAGTAAGAGTTAATGGACCAAAATCAACATCAACATCGTTACCAGGCCCAAGTGTTTGTTTAGTAATAGTTGCAGAGCCCGGAGCTCTAACTACTTCCCATGCTCCGCCTACATAAGCCTCAATGCTGCTGGTAGTAGTGTTGTAACGAATAGTTCCGTTAGCGTCTGTAGGCTGTCTTACGCCCGTCAATTGTGGTCGCTGGCTAGTTGACCCTTTGGGCAACATTAAACCGCCGTGTGCGTTCATAACAACTCGTGCTCCCGGGCCGTTAGCATCAGGATATGCAATCAACGTGCGATCACTAATACTAAAGTTTGAAAGAGTTTTAGACTTTAGGAATTTCATACTGGCAATGTGCTCACTGTAACTGCTAGTACGCTACCGGTACTAGTACCAATCCAAACTTCATCTCCGCTATCTAAAACAATTCTTTCTTCACTAAAGAATACTGTTTCACCAGCAGGCACTGTTAAACTGCTTACCACTAAGTTATTGCTGCCGTAACTTTGTCCAGACTTAACAAGATAAATGTTTACAGATACTGCGTTAGTAGTTTCATCGCTTGCGCTCGGGGCAGCGGTATTACACAAGATCATTGTAGTAATAGCATTAGTCTGGCCAACTACAGCGCCGCCCACAGGAGCACCAGTTGTAGTACTAGTGAATACCTTGCTAGGTACTGTTGTTG